ATTACATCGCTCGTGCTCATCAGCTGGAAGATATCCCGGAAGCTTCCCGCATCCAGAAAGCATGGATCGAATCTCCCGAACATCCCGTGCTCAAGGCAATGGTGCTTGAACGGTCAGTGTTCTTTGTGCTGCTCCCCTTCTTTAGATGGAACGGGGATGCAGGATGTCGCACTGTCTCAGCTGACATCTCACGAGACGAGCAAGTCCATGTGGCGGTCAACTCTCTCGTCTGCAAAGAGCTTGGCCTCACGGTCACGCAAAACCTTGACAAGCTTCGTAAAGCAACGGTAGCATGGATCATGCAACCACTGGGTTCTAACGAGAACCCCTACCTTGACCGCGAGTTCTGGCTTAAGCAATCGGACAGCCTTCTCTACAGCGGGAAGGCAGAGGGTCTGATTGCTACCCGCCGTGCTCGTATGCCCGCATTCTTTGAGCACTCAAATGTCAATCTTCCTGAGTACGGCTGAGTTTGATCGGCTAATCGAGGAACTCGATGACTTATTTCCTGACCAATTTCCTGACTACCAACTCAATGAGAAAGAAATTTCTTATCGAGCTGGGCAAGTCTCAGTTGTTAGGTTTTTAAAAGAAAAATTATCAAAGGATTAAGATTATGTGTTTTGGTGGTGGCTCTGCGCCCGTAGCTCCTCTCCCTCCCCCGCCTCCGGCTCCCCCGCCGCCGGCAACTCCTCAAAAAGTTGAACCGACAAAGCCTGAGGCTCCTACTCCTGCTCCTGAACAGACGGGTATGGATAAGAAACCTACCTTGAAAAAGCGTGAGACTGGTAGGGCTAAGCGTGAGCGTATGCGGACTGGTACTGCTAGCCTGCAGACTGCTCCTGGTACTGGACTCAACATTAGTGCTAACGTTCAGAGGCAGTAACAATGAAAAGCGCACGGCAACGGTATCATGAATTGACCAGTGGCCGTACCGCCTTTCTTGACATTGCACTGGAATGTGCAAAGCTGACTATTCCTACTCTGCTTATGCACGAGGAGACAACAACCGATTACACTCGGTTCAAAACTCCTTGGCAATCAGTAGGAGCAAAAGGGGTAGTGACCTTGGCATCCAAATTGATGCTGGGGTTGCTACCTCCTTCTACTTCATTCTTTAAACTCCAGCTGGATGACTCCAAGCTTGGGGTTGAGATCCCTGCTGAGGCAAAGAGTGAGTTGGATCTAAGCTTTGCTAAGATCGAACGTATGATCATGGAAAGCATTGCTGCTTCTACTGATCGTGTTCAGATCTTCTCTGCAATCAAACATCTCGTGGTTACTGGTAATGCTCTTCTTTACATGGGTAAGGATGGCATGAAGATGTATCCGTTGAATCGGTATGTTGTTGAGAGAGATGGTAACGGTAATGTTACTGAGATTGTCACACGCGAACGAGTCAACCGTAAACTGCTTGGTCCTGCGTTTGAGAACCCCAAGCCTTTGAGTGTTGTTGACTCTAGTGTTGGCAGTAAGTTTGAAAAAGATGTTGATGTATTTACCTGCATCAAACTGACTAAGAAAGGATGGACTTGGTATCAGGAAGCTGATGACAAACTCCTTCCTAACACCTACGGTAAAGCTCCTAAGGACAGGAGTCCGTGGTTGCCCCTCCGCTTCGTAACTGTTGATGGAGAGGACTACGGACGCTCTCGTGTTGAGGAGTTCCTAGGTGACCTGCGTTCCCTTGAAGCCCTCATGCAGGCGCTTGTAGAAGGCTCTGCAGCAGCTGCTAAAGTGATCTTCACTGTATCACCTAGCTCTGTGACTAAGCCCGCCTCCCTGGCCAACGCAGGCAACGGAGCAATCATCCAAGGACGTCCTGATGACATTGGTGTTGTTCAGGTTGGTAAGACAGCTGACTTCCGCACTGCCTTAACTGGCTGGTGTGTTGGAGAAGCGTTTGTCTGAAGCCTTCCTGATCCTCAACGTTCGTCAGTCTGAACGGACTACTGCTGAGGAAGTCCGCATGACTCAGATGGAACTGGAGCAACAGCTTGGAGGCTTGTTCTCTCTGCTGACTAGTGAGTTCCTGATTCCTTATCTGAATCGTAAGATGCTTGACCTTACTAGGTCCAAGCAGATTCCTGCCTTGCCAAAGGGTCTGGTTAATCCTACCATTGTGGCGGGCATCAACGCTCTTGGTCGCGGTCAAGATCGTGAGTCCCTGATTCAGTTTGTGACTACTATTGCACAGACCATGGGTCCACAAGCTCTGGCTCAGTATGTTAATCCTGATGAAGCAATCAAGCGTCTCGCTGCTGCTCAAGGTATTGACATCCTCAACCTTGTCAAAGGTATGGAACAGATTCAGAGTGAGAAGCAGCAAGCTATGCAACAACAAATGCAAGCCTCCTTGGTTAACCAAGCTGGTCAGTTTGCTTCTGCTCCTGCCATGGATCCTGCCAAGAACCCTCAAGCTATTGAAGGTATTCAGGCTGCCATGCAAACCTTGGCTGGACAACAAACAGGACAGCCACAACAACAACCCCCTGCTCCACAACCCCCTGCTTAAATTAACTAGCACCTATGGCTATTAACATTTCGTACGATCCAACTGATGATCCCGAAGCTATTGCAGCACGGGAAGCTGAGGAAGCTGACAGCCTAGAAGTAGGCGAACAGATGTTGAAAGACCAGGAAGAACTTCTTGCTGGTAAATATCGAAACGCTGAAGAGCTTGAGAAAGCTTACATTGAACTTCAGCAACGTCTTGGTCGTAATGATGCAGACGATGATAGTGGTGAAGAAGACGTAGAGTATGATAGCAATGAAGAAGTCCAAGGTGACTTTGAACGCTATGATGAAGAAGGCTACGTCAACTTTGATGCTGTCAAAGAAGCGTACGGTGACAACCTTGCTGATGTATTTCAGAACGCAGGTATTGATCCGTGGGCAATGAACGATCACTTCTATGAGAACGATGGTACTCTTACTGATGAGATGTATGATCAACTCAATGAAGCTGGTTTCTCTGATGCTACTATTGACGCCTATCTTGGTGGCCTTCGTAGCCAGCTAGGTTATGATGCGGCAGAGTCTACTCTGTCTGATCGAGAGATCACAAACATCAAAAACATTGCTGGTGGTGACGAAGGCTACGCTCAGGTTGTACAATGGGCTAGCGAGAATCTTCCTCAAGAAGACATCGAAGCATTTGATGAAGTCATTAATACTGCCAATCAGGCAGCTGTCCGTTTTGCCGTTAAAGCTTTGGTCTCTCAATACGAAGATGCAGTTGGACGTACACCTGAGCTGGTGACTGGTAAACAGTCATCAACTGGTCAAGCTTATCGTAGTATGGCAGAGGTTGTTCGTGACATGAACGATCCCCGCTATGACAACGACGACGCTTACCGTATGGATGTTATGCGAAAGCTTGAACGTTCAAACATTAAGGTGTGATGCCCTACTCTGAATACTCACCCAAACAAAAGAAGCTAGCTGCTGTAGCTAAGCCTCACAAAAAAATCACGCGAGCTGACCTCGCAATCATCAAAAAGAAATCCAAGTAATTATCATGAAAGCAATCGCTATTTCTTCTGCTCTGATCCTGGCTGCTGCACCTGCAATGGCTGGTCCCTATGTGAACATTGAAGCCAACAGCGGCTTTGCTGGTGGCTCCTACAGCGGTACTACCCTTGACAACCACGTTGGTGTTGAAGGTGGTTCCGGTAAGGTTTCCTGGTATGTCCAGGGTGGTCCTTCTGTTGTTGCCCCTGAAGGTGGTGACAGCGAAGTGGAACTGTCTGGTAAGGCTGGTGGCTCCATTGCTGCTACCGAGAAGCTCAGCGTCTATGGTGAAGTCAGCTTCATCACTGCTGCTGAGAACGGCTACGGTACTAAGGCTGGTCTGAAGTACAAGTTCTAATCTACACCTGTGGTGGGTGGGAGGCAAACTGTACTTATTTACTAATTAAATGACAGCATCTATTGCTCTGAAAAGAGAGTCATCCTGGGATCAATTCTGTGACTGGGTGACCTCTACTAACAACCGTCTTTATGTCGGCTGGTTTGGAGTCCTTATGATTCCTTGCCTCCTCGCCGCTACTACTTGTTTTATTCTGGCGTTCATCGCCGCTCCACCTGTTGACATTGATGGAATCCGTGAACCCGTTGCGGGCTCCTTGTTGTATGGAAACAACATCATTTCGGGAGCCGTCGTTCCGAGCAGCAATGCCATCGGACTACACTTCTACCCAATTTGGGAAGCTGCTTCACTTGATGAATGGTTGTACAACGGGGGTCCATTCCAACTCACAGTTTTCCACTTCCTCATTGGCGTCTATGCTTACATGGGACGAGAGTGGGAACTTAGCTATCGACTAGGGATGAGGCCTTGGATCTTTGTTGCGTACTCTGCTCCTGTCGCTGCTGCGACTGCCGTGTTCCTTGTTTACCCGTTTGGACAAGGCTCTTTTTCAGATGCTATGCCCTTGGGGATATCCGGCACCTTCAACTACATGTTGGTGTTCCAGGCTGAGCACAATATTCTTATGCATCCTTTTCACATGCTGGGTGTGGCCGGCGTTTTTGGTGGGAGTCTTTTCTCTGCCATGCATGGTTCTCTGGTCACGTCGTCGCTTGTTC